ACCTGATGACTCTTACAAAATAGATTTAGATTTAAAGCGAAAGCGTTTAGCGCTTTTATAGGATTCTCGTTGCGCGGAGGCGTGGCAAGATAACAACGAGAGCTTAGCGGCTCTTTTTTTTTACTCAAAAGGAAAAGCATATTATGCCAAATCTTAAAGACCTCCGCGAAAAGCGCGGTAAATTGATCCAAGACGGTCGTGCGGTTATCGATTTAGCCGATAATGAAAAGCGAGAGCTTACGACCGATGAGAATACTAAGTATGATGCCATTTTTGCGGATATCGATAAGATAGGCGCGACTATTGAGCGTGAAGAAAAGCAGGCAGAGATTGAACGCAGTGCTGTACAAAGCCGAGCGCAAGAGATCGAGGAAACAGGAGAAAAATCCGGTAAAGCCGAGACTCAAGCAGAACTAGAGCTACGCGGGGCAAATCAATGGCTCAAGCATGGCCAGTTCTCAGCCGATGGTGGTGACGAGTTTAGAGCGCTTCAAGCCGATGCTGATACCTTGGGTGGTTTCCTCGTGATGCCACAGCAAATGGTGTCTAAGTTAATCCAATCTATAGACGATCATGTCTTTATGCGCGGTTTGGCCACTAAGTTTCAAACCAATGGTGCTCAATCTCTTGGTGCTCCTTCACTTGACACTGATGTAGACGACGCCAATTGGACAACTGAACTATCGACAGGTAGTGAAGATAGTTCAATGGCATTTGGCAAGCGAGAGCTTAACCCACATCCATTAGCAAAGCGTATTAAGATTTCAAACAAGCTTTTACGCAATGGCACTATGTCAGCAGAAGCTATTGTTAGATCGCGTTTAGCCTATAAGTTTGCCTTGACCCAAGAAAAAGCTTTCTTAACTGGTTCAGGCGACAATCAGCCATTGGGCATCTTTACCGCTTCTGATGATGGTATCGGCACTGGGCGCGATGTATCGACCGATAACACTACAACAGCTATTACAGCCGATGGTTTGATTAATGCTAAGTACTCGCTCAAGCAACAGTATCAAGCCAAAGCTGAATGGATGTTCCACCGTGATGCCGTGAAGATGATTGCTAAATTGAAGGATAGCAATAATCAATACTTATGGCAGCCAGGGCTACAAGCTGGACAACCAGACAGATTACTTAATCGAAACCTTAACATGTCTGAGTGGGTGCCTAGCACTTTCACAACAGGCCTTTATGTAGGTGCGTTTGGCGACTTCTCAAACTATTGGATTGCTGATGATTTACAGATGCAAATCCAGCGTTTAGTTGAGTTATATGCGGAAAGTAACCAGGTTGGCTTTATCGGTCGTCAGTCTACCGATGGTATGCCGGTTCTTAGTGAAGCATTCGCACGTGTAACCCTAGCGTAATAGCGAGTTAACTTTTTATTAGCGGCTCGAAAGGGCCGCAGGAGAAAACGAAAATGAATTTAAGCAAAGCAACAAAAGTTACTCGCCACGAGGTAGCAGTAGCGGCGGGCTCTACGGATATTACCCCATCTGGTTATATTGATATGCAAAACTTTGAGGGTTGCATGTTTATTATTAACTTTGGAACCATCACAGCTTCAGCGGTCACAGGTGTTCGCTTACAGCAGTGCGATACATCTGGTGGTACTTATGCAGACCTAGAGGGTAGCGCTCAAGTGGTAGCAGACAGCGACGACGACCAGGCATTTATTATAGATTGCTACCGTCCTCAAGAACGCTACTTGAAAGTTATCATTGATAGGGCGACTGCTAACGCGGTACTAGATGGTATTACAGCTATCCAGTATGGCCCGCGTAAACTTCCTGTATCTGATGATTCCTCTACTGTAGGCGGTAGTGAATTGCTTGTATCAGTTGCTGAAGGCACCGCGTAAAACCTTGGGGGTGTAATGCCCCCTTTTTTTTGGAGTCATTAGAATGAAAGTTAAATTATTACGAGATATCAACGGTAGCGAGGGTTCTTTTTCAAAAGGACAGTCTATCGATGTGAGCGAATCACTAGCGAAAGGTTTAGTAGAAGTTAATGCAGCGATAAGCTTGGAAGGTTCGCCCGTTGTAGAGGCTGTAGAGCCACAGGGGCAGCTAGAGATAGCAGAAGAACCAGAAGTAGAGAAAGCGGAAAGTAAAAAACCCAGCAAGAAAAAAGGGCGCAAGTAAATGTCAAATTGGGGCTTAAATACATCGGTAGAACCAGCTATAGAGCCGGTAACGCTTGACGAAATGAAAGATTTTCTGAAAGTTGAGCATACTGAAGACGATGCCCTAATTTTCGGGCTTATCGTTGCTGCCAGGGGGTTGGCGGAAGAATATACGCATAGAGCATTTATAAGTCAGACTCTTATATTTCAAATGGATGCTATACCCAGTCATGGGGTTATCGATTTACCTAAGGCCCCTCTACAATCAGTCACTACGTTTCAATATGTTGATAGTGATGGCAATACCCAGACGTGGGGCTCTAGTAACTACCGAGTTGATACCGTAATGGAGCCAGGAAGGGTTACAGCGGCCTATGATGTTTCATGGCCAACAGTTAGAGCGGTAACGGGCGCGGTCACTATAACGTATGTGGCGGGCTATGGATCGACAAGAAACGATATACCCGAAGGAATACGACTAGCCATTATGTTGATGGTGTCAGACCTTTATGAAAATGGTTCAGATGTTGTTATAGGTGCTAGTGTTTCTAATCTACCTACTACATCAAAAACCTTGCTTAATCCCTATAGAAACTTTGGTTACTACTAATGCGAGCTAGAAAACTTAGGCATAGAGTTACTATTCAAAGCAATACAGAAAGCCGGGACGCAACGCGGGGCGCGATTACGAATACTTACGCTACTCTAAAAACCGTTTGGGCGAATGTTGGTACTCTTTCAACAAAAGAATACTTTTCTGAATCACAGCGCAATAACGAAGTCACATCAAAGATTAGAATCCGCTATCTATCGACCGTCACAACAGCGATGCGCGTGGTACATGGTAGCGACACTTACGAGATAACCGGGATAATTAACCCAGATGGAAAAAACTGTTATCTAGATTTAATGTGTAAGATTACTGATGATTGAATATGAGTTTAAGCCACCGCTAAAAACGCTAATAGACCATTTAGCGGATATGGGCGAAGAGTTACAGAAAAGAGGAATGCGTTCCGCTTTAAGAGTATCCCTTAAGCCAACAAAGGAAGCTCTAGAATCTATTTCGCCAAAGGGTGAAACAGGCCATTTAAAAGAGTCTGTAATTATAAGAACAACAAATAAAAAAGGTTTGCGCCAATTAGGTTTAGATGAAAAAGCGGTAGCGGCTCAAGTTGGATTCATGAAAAAGAGCGCACCAAAAGAGCAAAGAGGAAGAACAGACAAGACAATAGCTTTAACCCAAACAGGTAAAGCTATGATGTTAAGTATTGGAACAAATCCAAGGAAAAACGCTAGCGGGGCCAATAGAGGGGAATTGCAAAGCATGGATTTATTTGGGAAAGCGTATAAGGCAGGAATGACAGAACAGCAATCAATATTCTATGCCGGCTTAGACAAATTCATTACTAGGCAAACTAAAAAGTTCAATAAGAACCAGGCGAAAAAATGATTTTAGATAATATCGTAACAGAGCTAGACGATAATTGTGCAGCGCTATCTAGTGCGGTTGCGGCTCATACCGTCACAACGCTTAGCGCTGACGCCATGGCGGTTTTAGCTACCCTGCTAGATTCTACTGTATCGGATCGCCTTTACGCGCTACGACTACCAGAGAAGCCCGTATACCCTAATATTGTTTACCACCCCGTGAGTTCAAAGCCATTAGGTGTAGATGGATTTGAGCTACTGCGTACAGAGACATTTGTTTTAGAGATTCGGGAAGAAGGTCATGATGGTTTTAACGATTTAATCACTTTGCTTAACACCATCCAAGCGGCGGTAATAACCTATACAGATGCCGGTAACATTGGCGCGATGGAAGTCATAGATTCCAGAATAGAATTCGAGGATGAACAACTAACTTATGTTGCATTCCTCCAGGTTGAAGTAACTTTCTTAAACGCAGCGAGTCAGGCGACTAACGCGGCATATGTTTATCTTATTAATGCGAGCGCGGGCGAATCAATAGTTAATACTTTCAAAAACCAGGTGGTAAGAGAAAGTTTCGCTATTACTTTGGTTTGCCTATCGTCAAATACCGAGACTCTACGCGGTCAGGTTGAAGATTGTCTATTAGGTTTTCAGCCGGTCGCAGATGGTTTTCAGATGGAATACGCAAGCGGAAACCAGGTAGGCGTATTCGGTCACATAGAAGTATGGCGCGAAGTTTACAGCTTGAAACGGATTATTAAAAACTACTAGGTGATGCTATGGGTATATCAGGCACTTTTATAAGGAATGAAGACGGAACAAGAACACAAATAGGTTGGCCTACTGGCAAATCCCTCAAAGAGAAAGCGAGAGAGGAACGAGAGGCAGCCGAAAAAACGCTAGAGCGTAACGATAAACCAACTAAAGAAAAGGTAAGTAAAGATGGCTGATAAAATTTTCGGAAACCGTGCGCTCTTGGCAAAGGTTGAGAGAACTTATGGTACAGATCCTACTCCAGACGCAACCAATGATAGTATGATTACTTCAAATCTATCTATCACTCCTTATGGTGGTAACACTGTTCAAATCGCTAACGATCAAGGGTTTCATGGTGCGCGTAAATCATTTACGACCGGTGCAATGGTAACTGTAAGCTTTGACATTAATTTAGCGGGTAGCTCGGCTGCGGGCACGGTTCCCGTTTATGAGGTTCTTTTTAAATCTTGTGGTCTATCAGATGAAACTATCGTAGCGTCTACTAGTGTTACTTATGCGCCAGTATCGAACGGCGAAACAAGTATTACTATGTATGTTAACCTAGATGGTGTTCAGCATATTGTAACGGGTGCGCGTGGTACTTTCTCCCTTTCAATGGGGCGCTCCGCTATGCCTACCATTAGTTTCACATACACAGGTATTTATAACACGCCTACTGACGTGGCTCTACCTACGCTTGTTACGACTGGCTGGGTTGATCCAGTTGCGATAAATAACGATAACACCCCCACTGCTACCCTTGATTCATACGATATGATAATGGATCAATTTACAATGGACTTTGGTTCTAATGTTGTTTATAGAAACTTGGTTAACCAGGAAAATGTTATTATATCAGGGCGAGAGGTTACAGGTTCTGCCCATATTGGTATGCCAACAGTGGCAGCAAAGAGTTTATATGCTCTTGTTGAAAGTCATTCTGGCGTAACGCTTGGAGCGTTAACATTCTCGCATGGTACAACAGCGGCTAACATCGTTGGTATTACTTGCCCTACTACCCAGGTAACTAGCATGAGTTATGATGATAGTGACGGTGTAGCAATGTGTAACTTAGGCTTTTCTATGCTGCCCACATCGGCAGGGGATGATGAGATAGCCTACGCTTTAACTTAAGTTATAGGCCGCCTTTGCTTGGTGTCCCGTGGGCATTGGTGGCCGCTTTTTTATATACAACGGAACAAAAAACTAACGGAACAACAACGGGACTAATACTATGACTTTTACCTTTCAAAAAATCGACTCCATAGAAACCACTGTTAAATTCTCTAGTCCAGACCCTACCGGAAAGCGGAAAAAACTATCCAATTCTTTGCAGGTTGAGTTTACAAAATTAACCGTTTCTGAATTAAACAATATTAGCGACCGCCTAAATGACCCTGAAGACGAATATGAAGCCCAAGAATTAATGAGGGAAAATATTATCAATATATCAGGTGTGCTTGATCCAGATGGGAATGAGGTAGAGTTTAGTAATAACTTACTAGAAATGCTTATTGATACCGAATATGTGTTATCCCCATTGGTAGAGGGTTTCTTTGATTTGCAAAGGACCAAAAAAGCAAAAAACTAGAGGCGGTCGGTAAGTTTTGGGCAAACTTAAAACCGACCGAAAAATCCCACGTTTCAGCCTACCGCGAAAGACTACGTGATATGGGCCATGAGATAGAGGGGCCAGCAGAAGAAGAACCAGTATTTAACGTTTGGCCTGAACACGCAAAAGCGTTAGATATCTTTTTAAAATGCTCTACCCAGTGGCGAGTAATCGCCGGTATGGGTGGGGCGGTTTTCCAGGGGATAGACTACACAGCTTTAAAAGCAGTAATAGATTTGTTTTGTGATGAAAACCCAAGAGAGCTTTTTACTGATGTATGTCACATCGAAAGAGGCGCGTTAACAGCTTACAAAGAGCAACAGTCAGATGGCAAAAAATAGCGTAAATACAGCTATAGTAGTATCGGCGGATGCTAAAGGTGCAATTGAAGGTTTTCAGTTAACGCAGAAAGAGCTAAAAGCGTTAAGAAAGCAAACTAAGAAAGCTA